GAGGCCCAGGAGGATTTTCTCCGGCGGGATTTCTGTTACGGCATAGTCCAGCACCGCCCGGACATTGGGCAGGGGGGCCACGGCCATGGGCGGGCCGTAGGTATAGCCCCACTCACGTTATAAGTCATCCGGGGATTGTGTGATTTTGGGGTAGACGTAGAGCCGGAGATCGTTTTCCCGGTAGCGCCCACCGACCGTTTTGGAATAGATTGCATGGTCAATAACCGTCTTCAGTAAGGCGTTTTTCTCTGCTGCCGTTTCCAATGTCCAATAAATGTCCAGCACATTTTGGATTCTCGGCGCCAGGCTCTTTCTTGTCAAATCGGCTTGCCGCAGGGACGCCAAGTGCCCACGCAGGGACGCAATCTGTTTCTCTGTTTCCTCAATCCTTCCCGCCAAGACACGGGAACGGTCCAGAAAAACCTCGTTGGAATATACCCCTTGCTCCAAGAGGTCGAATAGCCGTCCCTTCTGTTGGTTCAGTCCTTCAAGGCCCTTTCTCGCCCGGGAAAGGGCCTTTTCCGCGCTTTTAATGGAGAGTGTGGAGGTTTCCCCCTCGGCGGTTTCCCGCGCTTCAGACGCGATCTGATAGTCCTTTAACCAAGTTTGCAAAGCGTCCAGAAGGGCCGCTTCGGCCACGTCCCGCCGGCTGCCCACGGTGGGGCACTTTGGCGTTGGGCACCTGACCATTGGCTCCCCGTGGCTCCCTTGGGGGAGCTGCACCATAGACCGGCCGCAGACGGAACAGTACAGGATGCCGGCCAAGGGGTTCGCGATCTGCATTCGGCCTGGAACCGGTGCGTGGCTGCGTTTGGCCATGGCAACCTTGGCCGCGTTCCAGGTAAACTCAGAGATGATCGGCTCGTGGAGCCCTTTTTTCAGCTCCATTTTTTTGTTTACAGGGTGGGTGACAACCAGGCTGCCATCCACCATCTGCTTCCGATCAGGACGGTAAGACCAGCGGATAAACCCGGCGTAGGTAGGATTCTTCAAGATGTCCCGGACAGAGGACGCCGACCATTGTGTTCCGCCGGGGGATGGGATGCCTCTGTCATTGAGTGTATTAGCGATGCCGTAGCTGCCCACCGGGATCATGGCACCGTCCGCCCGGGGCTCGCCAACCGTGTAGAGGTGGAATATCTCACGCACTACATCCGCTTGTTCCGGAACTTGCTCCAGCGTGTAGCCTTTCTGATGGGGGATACGGACCTTCCGGTAGCCATAGGGCGGGGTGCCAGCGATAAACTTCCCCTCGTTCAGGGACGCCAGCCGCCCCCGCTGGAGCCGGCGGTTGATGGCCTTGTATTCCCGGCGGGACATGAACAGGCCGAATTCAAAGTATTCCTCGTCCGCCTCGTCCGCAGGATCATAGATTTTGTCCGGAGTGATGATCTTTGTCCCAGAGTACTGGAAGGTCTCCGCCACGGTGCCTTGATCTCTCGTATTACCGCGGGCCAGACGGGGGATTTCCATCACCAGCACGCCAGCGTATTCGCCGGTTTCCACGGCGGCCAGGAGCTTCTGCATCTCCGGCCGCTCGGAAATCGTATCCCCGGAGACAACCTCCTCGTATACATGGGCAATCAGATATCCCCGCTTTTTCGCCAGGGCCATGAGGGCGTCCCGGTGGCGCTGGAGCGTGTCATAATTGCCGGTCTGCAATTCCAGCTCCCGGTCCTTCCGGGACTTGCGCAGGTAGATGAGGTACTTCTCCATATGGCGTCCCGCCTTTTTTGGGTATTTTTGTTGCATTCTGCCGGTTGGTGTGCTATCTTGGAAACAGGAAAGCACAGCTTTCAGCGCTGCCAGCAACGGCAGGCGGTTGGCCCTCTTGACAGGGGGCGCTTCTTGCCCCCTGATACCAGGAAAGGGGGGCTGCACTATGGTTACATACGGCGAATTGTTCCAGTATACCTTGGTAATCATCGGTGTAATCGGCCTCTTTATAGCGGCCAATAAGAAGAAGTAACCGCCCCAGGCCCCAACCTCGGCGGTTACTTCTTAACCAAACGGGGCCAACCGTCTGCCGGCAGCGCCCTTTTCATTTTTAGTATAACCGCTGGCTAATCAAATGTCAAGTACCGCCCCATGGCTTTTGCCGGGGCGGTTTTACTGCGCCTTTTTCAGCTCATCTATTTCTTCCGCCAGAGCCTGGATAGCAAGTTTAAGAATAGCGACATCGGTCTCAAGGGCCTCGATCCGTTCAGTTTCTGTCTGTCTGGCCCTCACCTCGTTTGGCCGCTTGTCCATTTGCTCCAGCAATTCCAAAATCTTTTCTTCGTTGTTCATAGTATGTCCTCTCTTCACGGTGTCCAAGTTGGACACATTTTTTTGTTGTGTTTTGTCGGATCGTGTGCTATTCTCAAAGCAGGAAAGCACAGCTTTCAGCGCTGCCAGCAACGGCAGGCGGTTGGCCTCCGGACAGGGGGCACTTCTTGCCCCCTGATTTCACGAAAGGGGGGCTTGCCCATATGGTTACATATAGTGAGCTTTTTGCTTACTCCCTGGTCATCATCGGCATATGCGGTCTGTTTTTACAGATATACAAAAAGAAGTAACCGCCCTGGCCCCAACCATGCGGTTACTTCTGTAATCCAGTAGGGGCGACCGTCTGCCGACAGCGCCCTTTTCATTCTTAGTATAACCGCTGGCTAATCAAATGTCAAGTACCGCCCCATGGTTTTTGCCGGGGCGGGCTTTTATTTGTTCACTTCCGGGTTGTCGGTGCGGCCCAGAAGGTAGTCCACAGAGCAGTCCAAGTAGTCGGCAATCTTGGCAAGGTTATCAGCTTTGGGCATGGACGTTTTCATATTGGACATCGTGTTAAATCCCAAGCCAACGCATTCAAGGAGCTTTCGCACAGAAACACCCCTTTTTTTTGCCAAGTCCTTGATGCGCCTGGCGGCATCAGCAGAATTGTACATAATCGAAACCGTCCTTTTGTGCATTCTGTAAAATCTCTAAACTTAGATGAATATCTGCTTGACTTACACTAAATTTAGAGATATATTATAGCCACAAGCAAAACAGCCCAAAAGTAAACAGCCCCGAGGAAAGAATGTCGATTCGATTGCAGAAGGGGCGGTTTTCTCAATGGCAGCGGTCACAGGGTTTGTAACCAGCGGCCTCGGCGGCCTCCGCATTGTCAAAGTTCACTTTGTTCTTCTCTTTCATTTTCTCCACAGATGCGCAGGACGGCCAATGGTATACCTTGCTGTTTATGTTGCCAATGACGGCGTAGTCCGCTGGCGTTTCCGCCACGGGTGCCGAAGGTTTGTCTGCTGGGGTGTCCTTGGGTGTATCGGCGGGCTTCTCCGCTGGGGTGTCCTTAGGTGTATCGGCGGGCTTCTCCGCTGGGGTGTCCTTAGGTGCATCGGCGGGCTTCTCCGCTGGGGTGTCCTTAGGTGTATCGGCGGGCTTCTCCGCTGGGGTGTCCTTAGGTGTATCGACAGGTTCCTCTGTTGGGGTCTCTTTGGATGTTTCAGTAGGCTTCTGTTGGGTCTCGGGCTTGCTTTCGGATTTATCCGGCTCGGGGGTGGACACGGGCGCCCTCTTTGTCTCGCCGCTTTGTTGGACGGTTTCAGGTGTGGACTTGCTTGTGGGATTGTCGTTATTTCCGCTGGCCATACATCCGGCCAGGATCAACAGCAACAACACAATGGCTACGGCACTGCCCTTCCCGCCCTTCCTGCCCCCGGACCTCTTTCTGGAGGGGCCAGGTTTATCGCCCACGGTCTGGGTATAGCTGATGCCGGTACCGGGGATGGAGCTGGTGGCCTAGACTTTCCCGTCGGCCCGTTTCGTCACGCGGAAACCCTTGCCTCCAACGCTGTGACCCACGCCGGATTTGCTGAAATTCACCCGCACCGGGCCAAATTTTACACTTTTCCGAAACCTAAGACCCATGCCTGGATGCCTCTCTTTCTTGTGTCCAACTTGAACACATTTTTATTTCCTCCGCCAGCACAGCGGGGTAATCACATTGCCTCTTGCCCTTGCCCGGACGCGAGGGGGGGCTGCTGGCTCAGCTTGAAGTCGATGAAGGCCAGCACTTCCCGCTGTCCCGCCGGGGCGAGGCGGGCGAACTTGCCCAGCAGTTCCGCCTGCTCCGCACTCAGGCTAACCCTATCTCCGGGGGCGGGCTTTTCTTCTTTTTGGTCGGTGCGGCCCAGAAGGTAGTCGGTGGAGACGTGGAAGTAATCCGCGATCCTGGCGATCACGTCCCCGCTGGGAACCGTGCCGCGCCGCTCCCAATTCAGGAAGGAGCTTTTGTCTAATTTGAGATCCGTTAGAAGTTTGTTCCGGGTGATACCCTGGGCAGCGATCAAGGCTGATACACGCTCTATAAACATGACAAGACCTCTTGACTTTCTTCGTGTGAAGAATATATAATACAGGCAACAAATCGAGGGAGGGTAAAAAAATGTTTGCAGTTCCAAAAGATACGAAGTTGTTGATCTTCAACCTTCCAATCGACGGCGCTCTATGCCGCCAGCAGATCGAGCGGACTGAAGCTATGCTGACGGAACGAACCGGCATCCCCTGCATTGTGTTTGACGATGTGATCTATGGAAACGACAAGGACTTTGAAATCAGGTCGAAATCACCGGAAAAGACTGCGGAACCAATCAACCAGGACGCCCCAATGCCCAACGAGCAACGTGAGAATGGTGCCGATGATAATCCCAAAAAGCGTGTTAAAGAGCTGAAACCTCCGGTCCTCTATTCTCCCTCGTTCTTTCTCCCGTTTCTGTGCGGCTCGTTCTTTTACCTTCTCTGCGATCTCCTCATCCGCCTTTTTCGCGGATAGCAGAAGGGCCCGCCCTTTGTCGCTGATGCTGTAAACGCCGAAATGTCCTGTGCGGTCAGCCGCATGTCTGCGGTCGATCAATCCATCCTTCCGCATTTTCTCAATCCGCATGAAATCATATCCAGGAGCCCCAGCATCATCCATATCCTGGGATGAGACTGGTTCGCTCTGTTCGTTGAGCCAATCCAGCAGCGCGAGCTGTTCAGGAGACACCAGCGGACGATCCTCTCCCATACATACGCCCCCTTTGTACAGTCCCGCCAAAAGCGGGACTGTTCTTTTGTACAAAGAAACAGTTATTCTTAATTTGAAGAAATTATTCTTGACTTACTTCAAAAGAAGAATTATATTATAGCCACAAGCAAAACAACCCAAAAGCAAACAGCCAACGGGAAAGGAAAGGGGTTTATTTAATATCCGTTTTGCTCCACACCATAGATAGCCTGATCGTGCGTAAAGCCTTCATATTCCAACTGCTCAATAAGCCCATCTCTGGAAAAAGAAGAGTATTCCAAATAGCTTTTTGCGCTAGCGACAGCTTGCTCATTCCAGTCCGCCCCACAGTTATCCGCCCCGTATGTTGCCTGTTCCGAGGTAAAACCTTCATATTCTAATTGCTCGATTAACCCGGAATAGGAAAAGGCGGAATAGTCCAGGTAGTCTTTTGCGCTCAATAGGGCCTGCTCATTCCAGTCCGCGCTGCAATTATCCGTCCCGTATGTTGCCTGTTCCGTAGTAAAACCTTCATATTCCAATTGCTCAATTAACCCGGAATAGGAAAAGGCGGAATAGTCCAAGTAGTCTTTTGCGCTCAATAGAGCCTGCTCGTTCCAATCAGCATTGCAGTTATCTGCCGCCCATACCGCGGCTTCATGGCTGTACTTTTCGTATTCAAGCTGTTCCACTAATCCGTCATGGGAAAACGCGGTATAATCCAAGTATGACTTCGCCGTGGCCATAACGTTCTTTTGTTCGGTTGTCCATCCCGCATCAGGGGCGGGTTGTTTTGCAGGCTCTTCCTCAGGCTCCGGCTCTTGTACAGGTGCTTGGGCCTTTGTTGTATCTTGCGTTTGGGATTGCTGGAGCGTTGCCGTGTCTGGCTGGTCTTTTTCATCATTCCCGCCCATGGCCCCTATGACAATAAAAAGGGCAACGACAGCGATAACAATTGGCAGAACTTTGTGCTTTTTCTGCTTTGCCCCGCACTTTGGGCATACCTTAGCACTCTTGGCGATTTCTTCCCCGCATGCTTTACATTGAACCATTTTTTCCATTTCGAAACATCCTCTCTCTATAATTTCCGTCCTGTGGCGATTAGGTTTGCTCCTTGTGTCCAACTTGAACACATTTTTATTTCTTCCGCCAGCACAGCGGGATGATTACATTGCCTCTTGTCCTTGCCCGGATGCGAGGGGGGGCCGTAGGCTCAGCTTGAAGTCCATGAAGGCCAGAACCTCCCGCTGTTCCCCAGGAGTGAGCCGATTAAACTTGTCCAGCAGTTCCGCTTGCTCCGAGCTTAGCCCCGCCGCCTCTGCCTCCCGATACTTCGTCCCTTGGCCGGTCAGAAGGTAGTCAGGGGTGGTGTCCAAGGCCTTGGCAATCTGGGATAGGTACTTGGTGTAGGATTTTGACCGGCCAGTTCTCCAAGCGCTTACTGTCTTATCTGTTGTGCCTATGAGGGTGGCGAATTTCTTCTGCTCAATACCCTGTTCATCAAGTAACGCAAAAATAAGTGATAGGGTATCCAATATAATCACCTCCTCAAAATATACAAATCTTGAAAATAAAGATTGTGCAAAGTGCATGAATCCCCGAAAATCTAAAAAAATAAGATTGACAATCTCAAAAATCAAGATTATATTATAGCCACAAGCAAAACAACCCAAAAGCAAACAGCTAACAGGAAAGGGGGTGGAAAACACGCAACCCATAGACTTGGAGCCAAAAGGAAATCTGAAACGGGCAAGGGTTGTCCAAGTGATTGAGACGGAGAACCTGGTGGGGAAGGGAACCCCGGAGGACCCTTGCTATATAGAACGGCTGTATTGGTCGATGGATGGCCGGTTACTCGCTGTCGGGATTCTTGGCGGCTGAGCGGATCTCCTCTTTTTCAGCGGCCAATTCCTTGACCTCGTCACATAGCGTTTCTTCTTCGTGCTGGTTTATGTACCATGTTTTGAACAGCATTTCGATGACCTTCAGGAGCTTTTTCGCCTCCTCCGGATCAACATCGACAATCCGTTCCACATCATTCTCCATATGGGCGCCGATATTGCCGACTTTCCTGATTGCGTCAATGGCCTCCCACTGCTTAGTCGGAATCTTTGTCTTTAGGGTGGTGATTTCCGCGTTTAGGTTCTTCTCATGGATATTCCAGAAGTCGTGGATCATTCCCTGCAGGCAGCGGCGAGCTAACGTGGCGGCGGCCTTGGGGCTTAGATCAGTAATTTGCACGGCTTCCGTATAGTCCTGCCGGAGGGCTTCCGGAATATAGTCTGGAAGATACATGGCGTTGGGTGACGGATATGAATAATGAAATTGTCCGCCCCAAAGACCGCCAAATGAAGATATAGAAACCCGTATTTTCTGACAATGCGGACACTGGTTCTGAAGAATTGCCATTCCACCAATGGAGGAATTATTTGGATCAAAGGAAATGTAGTGTCGCTGTTCCAAACGAGAATCCGCCATATATGTGGTATCGCAGTATGGACAGGTAAGAGAAGTTGGCTCCATTGAATATCTACCTCACAATCTTAACAACTACAAGCTAAATATACCACAGCCCACCCATAGTTTCAAGGAAAAAAGAAAGAAGGTGATTTTATGAACCGTATCAGACAGCTCCGGGAGGAGCGGGACATGCGGCAGTACGAGCTGGCGGAGAGGCTGGGGGTCACAAAGGCTCCTCCGTCCACAAGTGGGAAAATGGGAAGGGATACCCTACCGTCGAGAACCTGATGGCGCTGGCGAACCTCTTCGGCGTCAGCATTGACTACATCATGGGCCGCGACACACCCAGGGATGGCCAGAATTCCGCGTAAGGCAGGTCAGGCATAAGGACAGACCCGCCGACAGTAAGCTGAATGGGAGGTGATGCTATGGCGCGGCGGATAGAGATCCCCTTTGAGCCGGATATGGCGGACTGTAAAATGGTGGTGAAGACCAAGAGCGGCGCCATCTGTTACATCATGGATACCTGTTGCAAAAACTTCACCAAGGAAGATAAGCTGGAGGCTGACCGGGCGATCATGCGGATCGCGATCCAGTCGGCCATGCGGAAACGGGAATCGGGGCTTGTGTAAGCAAGTCCCAGAGGACAAGCCTATTTTAACCGAAAAAGGAGGGACCCACCATGCCGGGAAATTACCCGACAATCTACCAAAGGGCCCGAAAGTCAAGCCCTTACACCCAGGAACAGGCCGCTGAGCGGCTGTTTGTCTCCGACAAGACGCTCAAGGCCTGGGAGCAGGGGCAGCGCGTCCCGGACAATGAGACGGTGGCGCGGATGGCTGAGCTGTATGGGACGCCGTGGCTGGCGCTGGCCCACGCCGCGGCCGCATCGGAGCCGCTGGGCGTCCTGCCGGCGGGCGTCGCGCCGCGGGAGCTGTCCTCGGCGGTGCTGGCACTGATCAACAAGGCCACGGCCTTGGCGGACAGCTACCGCCGCCTGATGCGGATCGCAGAGGACGGCGTAATCGATGAGACCGAGCGGGCGGACTTTGCCGAGATCGCAGATGACATCCGGGACGTTATAGCGGCGGGATTCCAGGTGATCTACGCTCCGGATCCGCCGGGCATAAAAAGAGACCACTCCACGGCTGGCACCATGAAGCGGTCAGGGTTCAGGACTTACGTCAAGAACGATAGCAAAATTATTATATCACATCGTCAGGAAAACGCAAGCCCCAATTTCGCCCGGGGAGGAGGTACCTCCCTGTGAGCGAGTGGACGGTGTTTTTCGCGATAGCCGGCGTGTGCTCCAGTACGGTTTGGCTGTTCCAGGTCATCGACTGGATCGAGAGGAGGTAGCGGTATGTCTACAGAAGCAAACCGGGATATGACGCTGGGCGGACAGTTCGCCCTGATCCCTGCCTCCGTTCTGTACGATGACCAGATCCCCGCCACGGCGAAGCTGCTCTACGGTGAGATCTACCGCCTCAGCCACGCCAACGGCTACTGCTACGCAACCAACAAGGATTTCACGGTTCTGCTTCAGCGCAGCGAAAACACAGTGTCGGATCTCATTCGATCTTTGGCCGATGCCGGGTACATCCGGGTGAAGATGATTCGCAGGTTTGGGGCCACAGGTGACATCGTCCAGCGTCGTATCTTCTGCGGTCAGGCATTGGCTCCGGAGGATCCGGAGGAGGCCCCGGAAGAGAGGCAGGGAGGTCCCCCGAAAAACTGGGGGACCTCCCCCAGAAAATTGGGGGACCGTCCCCCAGAAAACTGGGACCCTACTTATAAAAAGAAAAATAAAAAGAATACCCCTATAGCCCCCAAAGAAATTTTGGAGGAAGTTCAGACTTATGCCAGAGGGAATCAGCCGCTTTTGGAAGCCCTCATGGCCTTTTTGGAGATGCGGTCCCGAAAGCTCAAAAACCCGATTGACACGCTTCGAATGCTGCACATCCTCACTGGCAAATTGGATCGGTTCTCCAGAGGCAATCCCAGCGTAAAGATCCTGATGCTGGATAATGCCACGGATCACAAATGGTCCACGGTGTACCCCCTGAAGCCGGACGAGCTTCCGGCGATACCTGCGGGAGCGGATGGCGAGGAGGATGAGATCGTTGGAATTTGAGAAAAACATGGAAACGGCGGCCCAGTACTTAACGTTTACCCCAAGGTTCATCGACCCATCGCTGCCTTCCGGGCTGTGGTTCTGCGACAGCGTGGGAGAGGTCTCTGCCATCCAGATCAACGCGGTATGCCTGAGTATCGGCTGTAACTGGGACGATGTTGTGAAATGCCGCCCATTTTTGGACGCGTTTCCGTACATCTGCATCGTCGCCGCGAACTCCATCGCACGGGAGCGGATGGTCCAGGAGCTTCGGCCACGACTTCCTTCGTCCTGCATCTACGTTATCCAGGACAGCGGGTTCCGGAACTGCAAGACGGTTTCAGAGTTCGTAGAGACTTACGGCACAGGCGAGGTGCCCGCAATCCTGAGCGGGGCTGAGGAACTTCCCGCCTACGGCCTTTTGAATTTGGCGTCTGTACAGCGCCGGGACATGAGCAGGGTGCCTCGGGTCCTTTCCCGGTTTCCCCGCCTGGACGCCAGCATCGGCGGATATTTCGCCGGGGAGCTGTCCGTCTGGACCGGCAAGCGCGGGATCGGCAAAAGCACGCTGCTGAGCCAGATGCTGCTGGAGGCTATAGACCAGGGCCATGTGGTATGCGCCTACTCAGGTGAGCTGAGCGCAGATCAGTTCCGTGAATGGAATTATCTCCAGGCGGCCGGACCGGCCCACGTGGTCTATGAGACGGACCGCCTCACGGGAAAAAAGCTGGCCAGAGCGGACGCTATGGCTGACAAACTCATTTCCGAGTGGATCGACCAGCGGTTTTGGCTGTTCGACCTGGAACGCAATACCCGGCATGACCCAGAGACCATCCTCAGCCAGTTCGAATACGCGAGAATGCGCTACCGTGCGGATACCTTCCTGGTGGACAATATCATGACTGTGGACTTCCGGGGCAGCCGGGAACGGGACTTTAACCGGGTGCAGTCGGATTTCGTTTACCAGCTTTCCCGCTTTGCCAAGCGGAACAGCGTACACGTCCATATGGTAGCGCATCCCCGGAAATCCACCAACGATGACAAGGCTACCTCCGATGATGTCAGCGGCAGCGGCGACATCACGAACCGGGCGGACAATGTATTTTTCCTAACGACCCATTCATCCACCGACGAAAAGGACCATTTTACCACAAAACCGATTTTGAAGATCCTGAAAAACCGGGACTTCGGCTGCCGCGGCAGCTTGTGGCTTGACTTCGATAAAAGGTCCCGCCGGTTTTTTCAGGACAAGTCCGGAGACCCAAGCCGACGGTATAGTTGGGATCCGGAGGCCCGACAGATTACCTTGCTTGAGTACGGTGGTGAACTTGACGAAGTATTCCCTCCCGATGAGGCGGACAATGACGCTGAATGAAAAACGAACGCCGCCCATGGGCGGCGGAAAGGATAACGCTATGAAAACCATCGCGGTTTTGAATCTGAAAGGCGGGACGGCCAAGACCGTCACCGCGGCCACCATGGCCCGCTGCTTAGCAGCGGAACATGACAAGCAGGTACTGCTCATCGACGCGGACCAGCAGGGGAACCTGTCGCAGTACTTCGGTATCACCGATTCCGGTAATTTTTGCAATACCTGGAGACTGCTGACGGAGGGCGCCGGCTACTGGCCTGACTTTGCGACCTCCGTTGCCCCGAACCTGGACCTGATCCCCTCCGGTATGGAGCTGGCCCAGGCGGACCTGCCGGACAGCGGCGCCAGGGTGACGGCCATCGACGAGCTGCGGGAAGCCCTGGCCGAGGACGATATGGATTACCTCATCATCGACCTGCCGCCCTCCCTGGGCCTCGCAACACAGGCGGCGCTGCTGGCGGCAGACGAGGTGATTATCCCCATCCGGCTGGACGTGTTCAGCACGGCAGGCATGGCGGAACTGGTCCGCCAGGTGGATTCCATGCGGCAGATCAATCCCCGCCTGCGGGTGGCGGGCGTTTTGGGCACGCAGTACCACCGGACCCCGGAGGAGCGGGAGATCCACCGCCTGCTGAAGCTGGAATCAGGCCTGCCGGTGTTTCGGACGGTGATCCGGTTCAGCGCGCCGGTGCTTCGGAGCATCGCGGCCCGGCAGAGTATCCTGACGTTCTCCCCCTACTGCGGGGCATC